CGCGCTGTTCTACTAAGAAGTTATAATCCTTGATTTTCTCTTCCATAATATCAATGATGCGAGGGTCTACGTAGCTATTATACTGTTCTCTCACATTAAACTTAGTAATTCGGTGCATGGTAGATTGAGAGCTTACAAACTCTAAAAAACGATAACGCTCTGCTTCAACCCAAGCTTTATTAGAAAATCTTAGATCGAAATTGACTCGTATACCAGTCATAAACTAATTATGCGCTCCATTACCAGTTTTTTTAACAATGTTATTGAGCCTGCGGCCGCGCTCAACGTCTGCTTGGCTAGGCTCTCCGATCGCTGCCGCAGTCCTCATTGGGTATCCGCTAGCAATTAACGATTCATTAAGGTCGTATACAATAGCGTTATTAACGCAATGAAATCCTTCTGTATTTACCCATAATTCACTCATATCTTTACCTCTTGTTAACTATTACCTTTGGTTCCATTCATACCAAACTCTTTCGTCTTATAAAAATCAATCCAGTAGCTTTCTCTCTCATTCAATTTTGCACGTTCAACCGTTTCCAATATTTCAAAAGTAAAATTCTCAGGTCCATACTTCTTCATCTATTGATATAGTTTATTGGTGCTAGGTGCGCTGGAGAGAGAAGTTTTAATATGTTGGCGCATACGTTCTCGCATATCAACCGACTAACCTATATAGGCTTGCCCATTTTCAAGATTAGTAATCTTATATATACCACAAATCTTGGCGGTGGAAGAAAATAGGTGAGACATCAATAGGTCATATGCCTACCGATAATAAGTTTCATATATAACTTTATCAACAGCATCACGTTTATGCAACTAAACCTATATCTATCGTAGAAGTCGAATATCATCCAAGTATTCATCTGAGATAATCATACGATAATAGTCTTTCTAAGCCTCCAACTCTTCAGCTCTCTACTATGCCTCAATAAAAGCAAGCTATTTAGCTTTCAAATTATCCAGCTTATCTTGCTCTTGTTCTACCTATTGCTCCAGCTTATTTAATTCTTCCAAACGTGCGGCAACCGCCTACTCACGCTCTTTATCAAGCTATTGGCGCAACTAATTCTACTTTTCTTCTATCTCTTGATTAGTTTTAATACGCTTTTGTTCAAGTTCTTTGTTCAACTAATCAATTTTATCTTTGTAGAACTACTCTGCTCTATCGGTCGCATCATTCTACATCTACTAATTCGTGGCTCTTAATGACTAGAGAACATCCGACTAAGTCCTAATATTATCTTTAAGACTAGATAATGTTCCCTCTAATGTCTTTGATTCTAGTGTTAATGAAGCAGATTTCTCTTTCAATTCTTTATTACTTTGTCTTAGTGCTTCATTTTCTCTTACAATCTAATTATTCTACTGTTTAACCGCTTCATTAACAGTGACATTTTTCTATGCTTTTGAATATAGAACAATACATCCTATCCCTAAGCATATACATAGTATAATTAGTAATATCATAGCTTATAACAAAATAACAGGGAGAGTTGATCTCTCCCTGTTAAGGGTTTAATTACTCTTCAGGGGCATCCAGATCAAGAGCCATGCCTTCATCAGTCAGCTTCAGAAGCTTGATTTTAGTGTGACTGCCATCAGCCTCTTCGCGCTCGGCCTCGACACGAATACCATAATTCTTCCGCTGAATTGCAGAAGTATAAATACCATCAACCTGACGCTTCTCCAGATCCAGAGCGGCAGCAACATCAGCTGCAGTCAGATTCTCGCCATTATGCTCCTGCAGATACGCAAATACCTTCTTAGTGTTCTCCTTCATTGCCATTGTTAGTTTACCTCTTTCTTAGAATTTTTATTTTTGTCGGCTAATTTTTCTTGAATCATAAAATCAATCTCGGTCATTAAATCTAACCCATTAGGTAAGCAGGCCAACATTCCACTTAACTAAATGATGCGGTTCTCCGCCTAAGATTTTTGCTCCTTCGTAGAAGAAGGATCAGAGTGGATTAATTCTTGCTCAACCAACTGGTTGACAAGTTTCTTAATCTGTTTCTTTGTCATAAGTTTTAATTCCTTTATCTTTAACTTACAGACATATAATAAAATATTTTTTTTATTTTATCAACTAAAAACGCTTTTAATCGTGCAATCTTGGGGATTCTTATCTTCTCTCCAAGATTTAAATACCGGATGGCGCAGGGTCTTTTCCTTTCGATCAATAGCCATACAATGGAGAGATACTACCATTCCCGTGTATCGGTCTGGATCTTTTGCCATATTAGCTCGGTCTTCATCTGTTAAACCAGAAGAAACGGTTCCTAACTCAACCAGCTCACCATTGTCACTATAAGCCCCAATACCAATAGAAGTCATCCAACCAAGAGCATAGGGTTTAGTTACAGGCTCCCAACCTTCAATACCATATTTGCAATTATAAGACACTTCAGATGTAAAGGTATTATAGCCAATAATCACGCCATTAGAATCATATTCAGGATATCCTCCAATTACCCCTTCTCGCTCCCAATAAGGCCAAGTTTCAATATCTTTACCTGTATATTCGCGGGTGGCAGGGATAACGCGTGTACAAACTAGGTCTGTATCATCCATCTGCTTAAATTTAATACTATCCCATGCAGGGCGCTTACCAGGCACGTACACAGCAGTACGCTTTTTTAATACCATTCCTTCTCCACCTGAAGCAAGAATTCTAGAAACTTCATCCTCGATATCATGCTCCACTGGGCGCGCCAACCGCAAGAAATCAAAAGAGTCAAGATGGTGTTTTGTCCATACCGCACTTAAAATTCTCCATCTATCCCAGGCTCCAGTATTCATTAAATTAACACCATCATAGCTAATAATATCATGAATATAATAATGAATATAACCAGGACCATTCTCTGCCTGCTGTCTTTTAATTGCCTCTTCTGGTAAACATCCCATAATAGTTACCGTATTTTTCGCTGTGCCACCAGGATAATAAATCTCGCCAATAAGAGCAGTTTGAGGAGGAAGTCCGCAAAGAGCGTTCATAATATGAGGAACATTACCACCCTTTTCGGTCATTAGTCCCGTGACTTTTGATACTGTTCGACCAAATAAATAAGATTGTTGAGTATCAAAAGTAGAGCCATGCTCAGAGCCTGTAACAAACATATAAAAAGCCCCATCTATTTTAGTGGTTCCAAAATAATCTCCACTTTCACATATCTCGCTCATCATATATTCTTTTCCAGATGGTAATTTCCATATAAGCATAGCTGGAATCATTAATTCTTCTGATCCAGGATAAAGTTCATGTATTTTCTTTTCGTCAAAATATTGATTCATATTATGTCTCCTATATAATAAAATTAGATGTTTGAGGAATTAAATCATTAATTGAAAGAGTTTTTAAATGAGTAAAAGGAATTCGTATAAGGGTAATATTGTTTTCTATACACCAATTATTTTTATAATTATCATGATTCTAAATAGTTTGAAACATATGTATCTAATCTTCTTTAGTGGCTCCAAAATTATGAGGGCTGAAATGTTGCGCCCCATCAAATTCAATTAAATATTTATTATCTACATAAAAATCAAATCGAGCTAAAGCATGAGTATCTGTAAAACGACAAGATTCAAAAGTTTTTTCTCTTACAAAAGAAATATTATTTTCTTTTAATAATTGACCGATTTTACGTTCTCCATGTGACATTTTATCACATCCACATGATTGCGTATTGCCACTTCTCAAATTATAATCGCGTACTTTAACAATATTTCCACAATCACACTAACATAAATAAAAATGTACATAACCAGTTTTACCGATTCGAATAACTTCATCACATTCTTCTAATACAGTTAATTTTCCAAATATTTGGCCAATTAAACTTCTTTTATGACTGTGACCTAATTGCTATCTAGTTTCAGTATTCAAACAACCGCAAGACTTTGTAGAACCATTTTGTAAATTATCTCCCGTGGTTATAATTTCATTACCACAAGTACATTTACATTTCCAAGCTACTCTACTTCTTCCTCCAGTCTAAATATTTTCAGCTCTTTCAATTACTGTTAATCGACCATACTTTAATCCGATTCTATTTTTTATAGCTGGCATACTTAATCATCCTCCACGTATTCAATTTGGTAATCAGCTTTTTTACCAATACCTACCTTCTTGAGAATGATACCTTTCTTTTTTAAATTTTCTTGAGTGCGTTTGAAACTAGCAATTAGAGTTGTTTCACTTTTACCCAAGATTTTACATACTTCTTGTAGAGTCATTTTATCACCATCCTCTACTGTATATGAAATTTTGTTTAAACAGTTTGCTTAAACTTGTCCTAAAATTTTAAATCTCCATATAATAAATATTATATTCCTCACAAATCTTATGTTCTATTCTACATCCTCGTGCATTTTCCCATCCAGGAGCAAAAACTGCTATATCTGCATCTTCCATTAGCTTGATGCTTTCTCCTAGACAATACACAGGACCGAAGCTACACTCAGGAAGCAAA